ACATTGACACCTAATGGCCAATTCTTTAGAACCGACATACAAGGTTTCTTGCCTAAGATGATGGAAGAAATGTATGAAGATAGAAAGAAGTTTAAGAATCTGATGATTCAGGCCAAAAAAGAATACGAGGTCGAAAAAGATGAATTTAAAAAATATGAAATCGAAAAACGAATCGCCAGATATGACAATCTACAACTGGCAAAAAAGGTATCACTTAACTCTGCTTACGGTGCTCTTGGTTCTCAATATTTCAGGTTTTATGATTTACGTATGGCCTTGGGTGTAACCACGGCTGGTCAATTAAGTATCCGTTGGATTGAAAACAAAATCAATGAGTACATGAACAAACTATTATCTACAGAAGAAATTGATTATGTTATCGCCTCGGACACAGACTCTATATATCTCAAGCTTGGTCCACTTGTTGATAAAGTGTATTCTAAAAAGACGGATGTTAATCAGCTTATCTCCTTCATGGATCGTGTCTGTGAAGATAAGATTCAACCGTACATTGACAAGAGTTATCAGGAGCTTGCTACGTATGTCCATGCGTATGACCAAAAAATGCAAATGAAACGAGAAGGTCTTGCCAACAAAGGTATCTGGATTGCCAAGAAACGTTACATTCTAAACATCTATAATAACGAAGGCGTTCAGTATGCAGAACCTAAGATGAAAGTCATGGGTCTTGAGATGGTTAAATCATCTACACCTGCTGCCATTCGTGCCAAGATGAAAGATTCTATCAAGTTGATTATTAATGGTACAGAAGAAGATATCCATAAATTTATCGCTGACTTCAGAGAAGAATTCAGAAAGATGCCACCAGAAGAAATCTCTACACCACGTGGCATGAACGGATTAAAAACCTATACTGATGCGATATCAATGTATAAAAAAGGTACACCAATTCATGTGAAAGGTGCCATTCTGTATAATCACCACTTGAAACAACTTGGTTTAACCAAGAAATATGAGTTGATTAAAGAGGGTGAGAAAATCAAATACACTTATTTGAAGATGCCAAATCCATTTAAAGAAACCGTTATCTCATATCCATCCAGATTGCCAAAAGAGTTTGAGCTTGACAAGTATGTCGATTATGATTTACAATTCGATAAAACTTTCTTGGATCCAATTCGTGGTATTTTGGACTGCATCGGATGGAAAACTGAGAAAGGTAATTCTTTAGAGGACTTCTTTTCATGATTTTTTTGACCTTTCTAACTGCAATAGCATTATCAGCCGTTGCAGCCTATTATTCTGTTATTGGTTTGGCTGCAATTTTTCCTGGTTCATTTTTGCCTGTTGTTGTTATGGGTTCTGTGCTTGAAGGATCAAAACTTGTAACAGTATCTTGGTTGTATAATAATTGGAAACAATGTCCAATTCTTATCAAAACATATCTATGTATGGCGATAACTATTTTGATGCTTATTACATCCATGGGTATCTTTGGTTTCTTATCAAAGGCACACCTTGAACATTCATCCGATAATGCACCACTTCTAAACAAGATTGCAATCCTGGATGAAAAGATAAAAACGGAGAAAGAAAATGTGGATGCAAACCGCAAGATACTCAAACAATATGATGAGATTGTGGACCAGACGATGGGTCGCACAACAGATGAAAAAGGTACCGATAAAGCGCAAGCGATACGCCGCACCCAACAGAAAGACCGTAGTAGAATATTACAAGAAATTAACCAGTCGCAAACCACCATTGCCGCATACTCCGAGGAACGTGCGCCTCTATCTAATGAGCTTAAGAAAACAGAGGCGGATGTTGGGCCAATCAAATATATTGCCGCCTTACTCTACAGTGAAACTCTTAATGCTGACATCCTTGACAAGGCGGTACGATTAGTAATTCTATTGATTATTGTGGTGTTTGATCCATTGGCAGTGTTGTTATTGATTGCTGCTAATATGTCAATGAGAAAACCAGAACCACCAAAACCGGTTGTTAAAGAAACAATAGTAACAGAAGAAATGGACATTCCAGTTTTTGTTCCAAAAGATAATTCAATACACGTTGAGAGAGATAACTTGGCAAATATTGTTATAGATGAGGCTTCAGGTGAAAGTATTCCACCAATCAGTGGAACAAAAAAACTTCAACCTAAGTATGATTACAGTGAACCATTTTCGTTTAAGGAAAACAAATGAGTATATTAGATAAAATTAAAAAGAACAGCAGCATCAAAGATTCTGCTATCTTAGCCAAATCAAAATTCTTTAATGATAAAGATATGATTCCAACCGCAGTGCCAATTATTAACGTGGCACTTTCTGGTAAGTTAGACGGAGGTCTGACACCAGGTCTTACAATGTGGGCTGGTCCATCCAAGCATTTTAAGACTGCTTTCTCTTTGTTGATGGCAAAGTCTTACTTGGACAAATATCCAGAAGCAGCACTTTTATTTTATGATTCAGAGTTTGGTACTCCGCAATCTTATTTTGATTCTTTTGGTATTGATACTGAACGTGTATTACATACTCCTCTTACCGACATTGAACAACTCAAGTTTGATGTAATGGCACAGCTGACACAATTAGAACGTGGTGATAAATTGATTATTGTCATTGATTCAATTGGTAACTTGGCCTCCAAGAAAGAAGTTGAAGATGCCTTGGCAGAAAAATCAGTTGCTGATATGTCACGAGCAAAACAAGTTAAGAGTTTGTTCCGTATGGTAACACCACACTTGTCTTTGAAAGATATTCCGATGATTGTTGTCAATCACACATATAAAGAGATTGGTATGTTCCCTAAAGATATTGTTGGTGGTGGTACAGGTTCATATTACTCTGCCGATAATATCTTTATTATTGGTCGTCAACAAGAAAAAGATGGTACAGAAGTTACCGGTTACAATTTTATTATCAACGTAGAGAAAAGTCGATATGTTAAAGAAAAATCTAAAATTCCTGTCAGTGTATCTTTTGATGGCGGCATCAGCACTTGGTCTGGCTTACTTGACCTTGCTCTTGAATCTAAACACGTAGTCAAACCAAAGAATGGTTGGTATCAGCGTGTTGATGCAGATGGTGTTATTGAAGAAAAGAATTACCGTGAGAAAGACACCGATACCAAAGACTTCTGGATGCCTATTCTGAAACAGAAATCATTCCGTGATTTCATTGAGAACAAGTACCGTGTGGCATCTGGTGAAATTATGACCAGTAACATTGATGAAACATTTGATGTTGAAACTATGAACGGAACAGAAGCATGATTGAAGGAATAGATTACTGCTTCATCTATCCAAAGGATGATAAAACAGCAGTCAACATTAAACTTTTGGAAGGACCATATAAAGATACTATCTTTAAATATGGTAAGGTAAAATTTAAAGAAGAAAATGAGCAGGTCTATTTACTTTTTGCTTACGATGTGTTAGAATCACCTGTAATGAAGCCAGCAAAGCTGGAAAAAGATGACACATTTAAGAATTATATTGGTGACTTATTGGTAGAAATAATGTCATCTAACATTGAACAGGAAGTAATTGATGAAGCTGGAACAGACGATATTAAAGAACCTAATCTATAATGATGATTACCTACGTAAAGTATTACCATTTCTAAAGACAGAATATTTTACCGATAGAACTGATAGGACACTTTTCAATGAAATTACATCATTCACAGAATCTTACAATTCTCCGCCAACGATTGAAGCACTTGTATTGGCCGTCAAAGAGAAACGAAATCTCACAGATGAGGAAGTGGAGAAGTGCGAAACTTATCTACAAGAGATTGAACAAACTAAAGACACAGAATCCAAGGTTCAATGGCTTGTTGACAAGACCGAGCAATTCTGCCAAGAAAAGGCCATTTATAACGCTGTATTGGGGTCTATTTCAATTCTCGATGGCAAAGACAAAACGAATGACAAAGGTTCGATTCCCAAAATACTATCGGACGCCTTGGCGGTAACTTTTGATACATCTGTTGGTCATGATTACCTTGAAAACTCCGATGAACGATATGAATTCTATCACAAGAAAGAAGAAAGAATTCCATTTGACCTTGACCTATTCAACAAGATAACCAAAGGTGGTTTGCCTAAGAAAACACTGAACATTGCTTTGGCAGGAACTGGTGTTGGTAAATCATTATTCATGTGTCACGTTGCTGCTGGTGCCATGGTACAAGGCAAGAATGTTTTGTATATCACCATGGAAATGGCTGAAGAAAAGATTGCTGAACGTATTGATGCCAATATGTTGAATGTGACTATTGATGACCTTATGGATTTACCGAAAGAGATGTATGATAAAAAGATTGCAAAACTCCGTGAAAAGACTGTTGGAAAACTTATCATTAAAGAGTATCCAACAGCGTCTGCAAGCAGCATACATTTTCGTACCCTACTCAACGAACTCAATCTTAAAAAATCTTTTGTACCTGATATTATTTTCATTGACTACCTCAATATTTGTTGTTCTTCTCGCATCAAAGCAGGAGCCAATGTCAACTCATATTCCTACGTTAAATCCATCGCCGAGGAGTTGCGAGGTCTTGCCGTTGAGTTCGGAGTACCTATTGTTTCTGCGACACAGACAACTAGAAGTGGATTTACTTCTTCCGATCCCGGACTTGAGGACACAAGTGAGTCTTTTGGTTTGCCGGCAACCGCAGACTTAATGTTTGCTTTGATTTCATCCGAAGAACTAGAAGAACTTGGTCAGATTATGGTCAAACAGTTGAAGAATCGTTATAACGATCCAACATTTCATAAGAGATTTACTTTAGGTATTGACAGGTCTAAAATGAGGCTGTATGATATTGAACAATCAGCACATCAAGGTTTGGCTG